GCGTATTGGTATCGGTACACACTCAAAGTTTTACGCTATGAATGAAGCGGGTACTCTGACAGACATCACCCCAACAGATTTGGTTGTTGGTAGCGCAGATGCCATTCAGAAGCTTGGCTATGGCTACAGTACTTATGGTAATTTTGCTTATGGTGTTGCCCGTCCTGATTTGGGATCAATTACTCCCGCTACAACATGGTCTTTGGACACATGGGGTGAGTACTTGGTAGGTTGCTCAACTGCTGATGGAAGACTGCTTGAGTGGCAGTTAAACACCGCCAATGATGCCGCTGCCATTGCAAATGCTCCAATTTCTTGTGTTGGGTTAATAACTACTCAAGAACGATTCTTATTTGCGCTTGGAGCAGGTGGCAATCCAAGGAAGATTTCTTGGTCAGATCAAGAGAACAATACTGTTTGGACTGCTGCCGCTACTAACCAAGCTGGTGACTTTGAACTGACAACAATCGGTTCATTGCAATGCGCTAAAAGAATTCGTGGGTTGACTATTATCTTTACAGATGTAGATGTTCACACTGCAACCTATATTGGCCCACCCTATATCTACAGTTTTGACAGAGTTGGAACTGGATGTGGTGTTATATCCAAGCAAGCGGCAGCAGTTACTGATAACTCTTGTTTATGGATGTCTAGGTCTGGATTCTGGATATATGATGGTTTTGTAAAGCCATTGGTTTCTGATGTTGGTGACTTTGTTTTTAACAACATTAATTACACTCAATCTTCTAAGATTTATGCCGTACATAACTCTGCTTTTGGTGAGATTTGGTGGTTTTACCCAAGTGCCACAAGCAATGAAATAGATTCTTATGTGTCTTACAACTACAGGGAAGGTCATTGGGCTGTTGGCACTTTGGCTAGAACTTGTGGGACAGACCAAGGTATCTTTGCCAATCCATTGATGGTTTCAACTGATGGTTACGTTTATGAGCATGAAGTCGGCTTTGCTTATGATTCACAGACATTGTTTGCTGAGTCTGGACCAGTAGAGTTAGGTGCGGGTGATCGTGTTCTAAGCCTTACAGGAATGATTCCTGATGAGAATACTTTGGGTGATGTACAGGCTAGGTTTAGCACCAAGTTTTACCCAACAAGTACTGAATATTCCTATGGACCATATTCAATGGCAAACCCAACTTCTTTACGCTTAACTGGTAGGCAAATAGCGGTCAAAATTGAGGGTGCTAGAAACGCTAATTGGCGTGTTGGCATTATCAGATTTGATGGGAAAATGGGCGGTTTGCGTTAAAAACTAGCAATTTAAGTAAATTAATAATATGATAGATCACGATAGTCAAGATTGGCGTGAAATAAGGAATGCCAAACTGTTAGAATGGTTTGGTGGCAACCAGAGTGCTGTAGACTTTTTAGTCGCTTTATCAAGTATTGCTGAGTTATGGGATGACTTAGTAGATAAAGATAAAGAGCCTAGTCGTAAAGAGATAGATGCTGTCTTTTGGAACGCACTGGTGACGCTACCTACAAATGAGTTCTTTAATCAAAATAGGGCGTTTCTAATGCCTTTAGTGATTCAGAGTATAAATGCTTGGCAAGACTCTGTAGAACTTGAAAGTGGTAATACCAATGACAGAGCCTATGCGCTCACATTGCGTATTATTTCATTACAAATAGCACCAATGATAGTCTTATTGCTTAGAGGACAAGAAGCAATGAGAGAAACTAGTACGGAAATGTGGCGTTACTTTACGTCACATGATGATGCAATTAAATGGATACAAGGGGAATAATATGTCTCTAGGCGGCTCAAGCTCAAGTCAACAGCAATTAGACCCTGCACTGCGGGATCTATTTCTACAAAACTATCAAGGCGCTCAAGGCACTGCAAGTGGATTGCAAGCCCGTCAGTTTGCAGGATTTACTCCTGACCAAGAACAAGCTTTTGCATTAAACCGCCTATATGGAAGCCAATTAAGCGCACCTACTTTGTTTGCTACTGATGCCGCCAATATATTAAAGCAAAGCGCTCAGTACCAACCACAGAATGTTCAATATCAAAATGCTATTGCACAAGGCTACACCCCTGCTCAAGCACAGGCCGCCCAATTAAATCGTGGCAGTATTCAGAATGTAAATGCAGCAGGTGTTACTGGATCACAAGTTGCAAGAGAAGCTTTTGGATCTCTTGCTCCATCGGCTAGTGCAAACATTCGTGATGTTACGCCAGCATCATTCTTGAATCAGAATATTCAAGCGTACATGAATCCTTATACAAAGGCGGTTACTGAGCAAAGTTTGCAAGATCTAGAGCGTTCTAGACAACTAGAGCAAGTTAAGACTTCTGCCCAAGCTACTGCTGCTAAAGCATTTGGTGGTTCACGCCAAGGTGTTGCAGAAGCAGAGACTAATCGTGCCTATGGTGAGAATGCGGCTCGATTACTTGCTCAACAGAATGCTGCTGCTTATCAAAATGCTCAACAGATTTCTGAGGCTGATCTTGGTCGCATGATGCAAGCACAACAGTTGAATCAAGCTAAAGACTTGGCTACAACTCAACAGGCATTAGCTTTGTCAGGTCAATTTGGTTTGGCTAATCAAGATGCGGCTTTACGTGCATCTTTGGCTAATCAAGGTGTTGATGTGTCTACTGGACAACTTAATACTCAAAACCTTCAACAAATAGCATTGGCTAATCAGGCTGCTGCCAATCAAGCAGGTCAGTTTGGTGCATCTGCCCAGAATGCTGCGGCTTTGGCTAATGCTCAGAATCAGTTGCAAACTTACTTAGCTAATCAACAAGCAGGTTTGCAAGCTAATCAGCAAAGAACTACTGCTGGTGGTCAACTTGCTAGTGCCGCTACTAACTTGCAAAACCTTGGCTTTGGTCAGGCAAACCAGTTGCGAGATCAAGGTTTGTTGCAACAAGGTTTCACTCAACAACAGTTGGATGCCATCCGCAATCTGCCTTTGGAGCAACAACAGATTCTCAATCAAGCATTGGGTATCAATGTTGGTGGTGGCTCTGGTACGCAACAAACATCTACTTCACGGCAAGGTTTGCTTGGTTTGTTCGGAATTTAAGGAGTAAATTATGCCTTTTAATATTGGGTTGTTATCTGATGCCGCATTGACGGGCTTGTCTGATACTGAAAAACAGGCAATGCAAAAACAGGCTACTCAGCAATTTCTGATTGGTAGTTTGTTGAGTGGTGATCCTGGTGTTGGCTTTAAGTCAGCATCAGACATCCCCGCTACTGCAATCTCAATGCAAGATATGTTGCGTAAGAGCCAACAAGCTCAAGCAGATCAAGCCGCTTTAGAGGGTTTCCGAGCTAGATACACTCCTACTAAATTTCAAGAAGCTAACCCTGAGTACGTGGGTCCTGTTACGCCAGATCAATTGGCTCAACAAGAGCAAATTAAAGGTGCTAGAGCGCAAGGTTTGCCATTTAATATACAAAATGCTTTGCAAGATGTATTGGCATTGCCTACTGCTGCTCAAAGCGGTATGCGTGAAACTATTACTGCGTTGCAACCAAGGGTGCAGGGTGACTTGTTGATGAACCCTAATATGCAGATCATTCGTGGTTTGCCATCACAAAAAGATCAGATTCAAACTCAACTTAATGCTGCAACAGGTTTATATGAGTCAAGGCCAGTTGTCGGAGGTATGCAAGCTAGGATTCAGTCTACTCCTCCTGAAGTATCTGCAAATACAATGCTTGTTCCATTACAGGGTGGTGGTTTTGTTCAAAGATCAATACCTGGCGGTCCAGCTGCGGTTGGTGAAATTGAATCAGCCAAAGCAATAGCTCAAGCTTCAGGTCAAGTTGAACAAGTTATTGGTGCTGATGGCAAAACATATTTTGTCCCAAGGTCTTCATTGCTAACTCAGCGTCCAACTGCAGGTCAAGCTGGAGCGCCAACTGGTGGCGCACCTATTGGTGCAGTAGCTAAAGTTTCTCCTGCTCAAGCAACACTAGATACCGCAACCAATGCTCGATTCTTAGATTTCTCTAAGAGCAGCCTAGAGTCTGCAAATAGTGCTAGTGGACGTAAGATTGCCGCTGAACAACTGTATGACCTTGCAACACAAGTTAACAACAATAAATTAACTGGTCTGCAAGCAGGTGTTTATGGATACATGAATGCAATCCCAGGTGTTGGAAAGTTATTTGAGCAGGACATTACTGATGTAACCCGCATGACTCAGATGATTAAGACAGCACAGTTAGAAAAGACTGCAATGCAAAAAGGTGCTGCCAGTAACTTAGACGCTACAACGATTGAGAAAAGCTACGCATCTATAACAGATCCTGCTTCTTCAACAAGAATGGCTGCCGCCTTTGAGGTTGCACTTGCTGATAAAGACGTTGCTAAGAATCAGTTTGTTGAAGCCTATAAAGGTGATCCTGGCAAGATAAGCACAGCATGGCAAAATTCTCCAGAAAATAAACCAATTTTTGCTCATCCAAAATTCAACCAGTTCCTTACTGAACAAGTTAATGCTTGGAGTCAAGGTGGCGCTCAAGGAAAGCCTGTGCTTCCCGCAGGATTTACATTTGGTACTGGTAAAAAATCAGGTGAGTTTCAAATTAAACGTCCTGATGGCTCAATCTATCGCATAGGTCAATAATGGCGACTAAAGACGAAATCTTTGCTTTTGCTGCTCAAGAGGCAGAGCGCCAAGGTGTTCCTCTTTCGTTAGTACAGGGCGTGGTTGATACAGAGTCTGGTGGTGCTTTTAATGCCATTGGGCCGAAGACTAAAACTGGTGATCGTGCCTATGGTCCTATGCAGTTGATGGCCACTACTGCCAAAGATCTTGGCGTTAACAGGATGGAATGGAAAGATAACATCCGAGGTGGTGTTAAGTATCTAAGCCAGTTATCACAAAGATACGATAACCCAGATTTAGTTCTTGCTGCATATAACGCAGGGTTGGGTAATGTAGACAAGTATGGCGGTATTCCTCCATTTAAAGAAACACAAAACTATGTTCAAAAGGTTAAAAACTTTATGGCTAAATCTACAACTGATGATGAGTTTGTTCCTTTCGGACAAGGTACAACAACTCAAGCGCCTACTCAAACTGTAGGTGCTGATGATTTTGTGCCATTTACTGGTTCACAAACACAAGTTAAACAACAAGTACAACAAACACAAGCCGCACCTAGTCCTGCTGAGTTTATGCAGAGTGTTAGACAACAAGCATTCCAGCCTAGAACTCAGTTTCAGCAAGATGTTGCCGCAAGTTTTAACCCACTAGATGTATTGCGTGGCAAAACTACTACTGGACAGTTAATTAGTGGTACTGCTAATTTAATGTCTCAAGGCATTAAGGGTGGTTTGAGTGCGCTTGGCCTCTCGGATGAATACCTTGGCATAGATCGTAATAAACCACAACCTGTTGCTCAACCAACTCAATCCATTAGTGATATTTTGAAAGGCACTTATAAAGTGGCTACAGAGCGCCCTGGTTTGTTGGTTGGGGGGCTTGGCACTGGTTTGCTTGATCCTACTAATTTGTTGTTGCCTGGTGCTATTCAAAAGTCTATTGTTTCTGCTACACCTAATGTGCTTACACAAATGGCTCCTAGAACTGTTGCTTTAGCGCAGAACATTGGCACTGGAGCCACTACTGCCGCCCTTACATCTGCTGCAGCACAACAGGCTAACACAGGCACTATTAATCCTCAACAAGTGTTCAATGAGGCTGCTGCAGGTGGTATTTTGACTGCTCCTACTGCTACTGTTAGTGCATTGACTACACCAAGAGCGCCAGCTAATTTAACTCAGGCTCAGTTGGTTGCTGAACGTGCTATTGCTGAAGGCGCTACATTGCCTCCTACACAAGTAAATCCATCAATGCTTAACAAATTGCTTGAAGGATTTTCTGGTAAACAGCAAACTGGTCAAGTTGCATCTCTTAAAAATCAAGAACTAGGCAATGTACAAGCTCGTAAGGCTTTAAATCTTGCACCTGATACGCCAGTTGATTTAAATGCTTTATTAAATTTTAGGGCTGAAAAGGGCTTGGCGTATGAGGCTTTAAAAGCAAATCCAACATATTACGCAGATAAGCAGTTCCTTACTGATATAAATAAACGT